TAATACTAAAGATAAATCTACTGAAAAAGTACAAGAAGGAATATTACCTACTATATCATGTGATACAGTAATAACTAAAAAAGAAGAATTAAAATTACCATTTGATTTAAGGGGTGGTTCAAACGTTATTAAAGTAGATGACCAATATATGTGTATAACACATGAAGTAGATTTTTGGCACCATCCAGGACATTTTAAAGATGCATTTTATTATCATAGAATTGTTATATGGGATAAAGATTGGAATTTAGTAAAAGTATCAAAACAATTCCAATATATGGGTACTAGAATAGAATTTACTTGTGGTTTAGCCCTTGATGGAGATGATTTATTAATATCATTTGGTTATCAAGATAATGCTTCTTATATTATGAGATGGCCAAAACCTTTATTAGAAAAATTAGAATGGGAAGATTTAAATAAATTAAGAAAATGAATTCACTAAAAAAACAACTCTATAAATATGTTAATAATCCTATAGATCCAAGTATAAATTTTGATTTAGGATTAGAATATGAAAATATAGGCCAAACGGCAGCGGCATTATCTTTTTATTTAAGATGTGCTGAATTAACTGATGATAAAACAGTAGCATATGAATCTATATTAAAAACTCATAAATGTGTAGCAAAACAAACTAGAAGACCTGTATGGGAACAAGAACAATTAATAACAGCTCTAACACATCTTCCACAAAGACCCGAAGCTTATCTTTTATTAAGTTTATGGCATAGTGCAAGAGAAGAGTGGAAAGTTTCAAATTCATACGCTGTTCAAGGTTTAGAAATAGCTAACTTAACTTTATCACCTTTAAAATCAGATGTAGGATATCCAGGACATTATGCTTTAAAATTTCAAAAGGCATTTACTAGTTGGTGGATAGGTCAAAGAGATTTATCAATGGAATTATGGAAAGAATTATTTGAAGATTTACATTTATTTCCTAAAGACACTTATTATCAAGTTATATTAAATAATTGTAAAAACTTTGATATTATTGATGAAGAACAATTTAATGAATTAACAACAGAATAATGATATATTGGTTTACAGGACAACCTCACTCAGGTAAAACTACACTTGCAGATTCTTTAAAAGATAAATGGCTACCACATGCTTTTCGCATAGATGGTGATGAAATGAGAGAATTATTTTCTAATAAAGATTATTCTGAAAAGGGCAGAAGAGCAAACATTGATGCAGCTCAAAAGATATCCCATTATTTACATAATCAGGGAAAAGATGTTATAGTATCTTTAGTTTCTCCCTATAAAGATCAAAGAGAAGAATTTAAGTCTAATCTCGAATGGCAAGTAAAAGAAATATATTTACATTATGATTCAACAAAACAAAGAAGAGGAAGAGAGCAATATTGGGTAAAAGATTATCAACCACCAACAAAAAATTACTTAAGTATAAACACAAATTTAGATGCTCCACATGAGTCTTTAACTAAAATAGCAAATTATATACATGGATACGAATAAAAAAGAAACATATTTTATAGATATTGATGGTACAATACTAAAATATAGAAAATTTAATAATTATTATAATACAGAAGCTGAAGTAATCCCTTCAACTTTAAAATTTATTGAAGAAAAATATAATGAAGGTAATATGATAATTCTTACCACAGCTAGACCTGAAAGTATGTTACCTCATACTGTAAAAGAGTTATTAAATCATAATGTACGCTTTCATAGAATAATATCAGGTATAGAAAGGGGACCTAGATATTTAATAAATGATTTAGATCCTAAAAAGGAAGGTAAAAGAGCTATAGCTATTAATGTAAAAAGAGATGAAGGGATATGAAAAAATTTTCATTATTTATTGGACGATGGCAACCTTGGCACCAAGGGCATCGATGGTTAATTGATCAGCGTTTAAATCAAGGTAAAAACGTGTGTATCGCGATTAGAGATGTCGAGCCAAACGAAAATCAACCATGGACTCCGCAAGAAGTAATGGTAAATTTAACTAAAGAATTAGAAGATCTTATTACAGAAGGTAGGATTAAAATTATTAAAATACCAGATATTGAATCCCTTAATTATGGAAGAGGAGTTGGATATGATGTAATCGAACACGTACCACCTTCAGATATAGAGATAATATCAGCTACTAAAATTAGAGAAAAATTAAAAAAAGATGGTAAGTTATAAAAGACACATTGCAAAAACAATATCATGGAGAATAATAGGAACAATAGATACAGTAATTATTTCAAGAATTATAACAGGTTCTTGGGGAGTAGGTTTAGCTATAGGAGGAATAGAAGTTATTTCTAAAATGGTACTTTATTATTTCCATGAAAGAGCTTGGTACAAATTTAGTAAGTTTGGTTTAAAGCCAAAGTAATATATTTATTAACGTTGCGTTAATTAATTTAACTAAAACAATACATTATGAGTTGGACCTACAAGAACAATGAAATGGTCGATATCACTCAGTTTCCAGAAAATACATACGGGTTTGTCTATATTAATAAGCATGTGCCTACTGGAAAGTCTTATATCGGTAAAAAAATCTTACAATTTACTAAAAAAGTAAAACTTGGAAAGAAAGAGTTAATAGCATTAACAGGAATAGTTGGACGTCGTCCTTCATATAAACTAATGGTTAAAGAATCAGATTGGAAAACATATTATGGTTCCCAAAAAGATATCAAAAAACTATTAGCTGAAGGTAAAAAAGATGAATTTGAACGTACTATATTAAAGTGTGTACCTAATAAAAAAGCACTAACCTATTTTGAATTAAAATACCAGATGATATATCAAGTATTAGAAAAACCAGATGATTTTTTTAATGACAATATTTTAGGTAAGTTTTTTACCAGGGATTTAATAGATGTTGAACATGAAGACCCCTTGGAGATTGTAAAGCATTAATGTATATTACATCGTTATGATAAATCAGTTATTAGTTACATTAGTAAATTCTGTTTTAGGTTCCGGTAAAAAAACTGCAAGAGGCAATATGGCTTATACCTGCCCTCATTGTAGTCATCATAAACCTAAACTAGAAATTAACTTTACTGAAAATAAAGAAGGTAATAACCCTTGGCATTGTTGGGTATGTAATAAAAAAGGTAAATCTATATTACAATTATTAAGAAAGGCAAATGCCCCTCAAGGTAAAATAGATGAGGCCAAATCTTTAGTTAAAGATGTTAATTATACCGAAACTACTAAAGTTGAGTTAGCACTGCGGTTACCTGATGCGTATATTAGCCTGTATGACGCGAGTTTAAATGATATCATGGCAAGACACGCTATGGCGTACTTAAAAAAAAGACACGTTAGTAAACACGATATTCTCAAATACAACATAGGTTATTGTAAAGAAGGTTCTTACAAAAATATGATTATTCTTCCTACATATGATGCAGATGGAAGATTAAATTATTTTACTGCACGTTCCTTTGAAAAAGAACCTTATATAAAATATAAAAACCCACAAATATCAAGGGATATAATACCTAATGAACATTTTATTAATTGGAATATTCCTATAATATTATGTGAAGGCCCTTTTGATGCTATTGCAATCAAAAGAAATGCAATACCTTTATTAGGTAAAAACATTCAAAAAAACCTAATGAAAAAAATAGTTACTTCATTAGTAGATAAAATTTATATTGCGTTAGATAGGGATGCAATTAAACAAGCTTTACGATTTTGCGAAAATTTAATGGCAGAAGGTAAAGAAGTCTATCTTGTAGATTTACAGGATAAGGATCCTAGTGAAATGGGTTTTAAAAATTTCACAAAATTAATTCAAAAAACAGTTCCTTTAACTTATTCATTACTATTGGAACAAAAATTATCTTTATGATAAAAAAATCGTATAATAGAATTTTAGAGATCTCAGATGATCACAAGCAAATTACATTACCTGATTCAAGGTATTATAGACGTAATGGTGAGTATTACCCATCCATTACCTATGTTTTAAATTGTTACCCAAAAGGTAAATATTTTCAAGACTGGCTTAAAAAAGTTGGCCATAGTGCGGATTGGATTGTTAAAAAAGCATCTGAAGAAGGTACTAAAGTACATGAAATGATTGAAGAATACTTTACAGGTAAAGAATTAACTTATTTAAGTAAAGATGGTTACCCTAAAATGGACCCGTTAGTATGGCAAATGTTTTTACGTTTTGTTGATTTTTGGGAAACACATAAACCAACATTAATTGAAACAGAAGTGCATTTATTTAGTGAAGAACTTAAAGTTGCTGGTACTTGTGATTTAATATGTGAAATTGATGGTGAATTGTGGGTTATAGATTTTAAAACATCAAACCACTTACAAACTACTTATGATTTACAGGGTGCCGCTTATGCTCAATGTTATAAAGAATGTTTTGGTAAAGAAGCAGCACGTGTAGGTGTATTATGGTTAAAATCTAAATCTAGAGGTGCTGATAAAACAGGTGCTAGATATAAAGGTAAAAATTGGGAAGTATATGAGTCACCAAGAACTCAAGAAGAAAATATGAATATTTACAAATCAGTAAAAAGCATATTTGATATAGAAAACCCTAAACATAAACCCGCAACACAAAGCTTTAAAACTACTGTGAAGAGAACCGCGTAAAAATTTGGTTACCTGAAGAAAGGTTCGTATATTCACGGGTAAATAAAAGGTTATGACTCAAGAACAATTATATTTTGAAGAGCAAGAATACAATCGTGCTCAAGAAATCATGCAAAAAAACGTAATGGAAGTTACTAAGGAAGAACTTGACTTTCTAATTCATATGAATATGATATA